AATGCGTGGAGGCACATTGAATGTTAATGGGGCAAATGAAACATTAGACTTTACTTATGTTGATGACGCCGCAGATGGTATTGTTGCTGCCGCATTAAGCGATAATACAGAGAACAAGACATATAATATCACAAAGAGTCACAGTCGTACATTGTTAGAAGCCGCACAACTAGCATTGAAGTTAGCTGGTGGCGGGACATTGGTAGTTAAAGACAAAGACGCAGACTTCCCAAGTCGTGGTGCGTTGAACATTGATGCCGCTCGTAGAGACTTTGAATATGATCCTAAAGTAGATGTAGAAGAAGGCTTTCAAAAATATTATGATTGGCTTAGTACATCAAGTTACTGGCAGGATAAAATAAAATGAATGAATTAGAAACTGCATTGAAAGTTCACGATTGGACTCTAAATGGATATAAATCTAGAATCAATATAGACAAGTTGATGAAAGAACATCCTGACCAATCAAAGGCATTGTGGGAACAGTATTGCCCATGGTCTGTTGCTAATGGTGGATATATAGCTTGGGCAAAAAAATGCAAATCCCTCACTTCGGTCTAGCAAGACAGTATAAGAACATCGGTGAAGAGTTGCTTGATGCAACTCACCGGGCCCTTAAAGATGGACAACTTGTAGGTGGACATTATACTCGTTCGTTTGAAGAATGGTTGAAACATCGCACTAAAACAAAGTATGCGGTAACAGTTCATAGTGGTACACAAGCATTAGAGATTATTGCACGTTATAAGAAAAAGAAACACTTAGATACATTTAAAAATACTCCTAAGATTCGTATTCCTAACTTAACTTATCCGGCAACATTGAACTCGGTATTAAGTGCTGGTTGGGATGTAGAGTTAGTTGATACAGATAAGAACGGTGTTATTGATGTAGAGAATAGTCTAAAGGGATATACGTGTGTGATGGGCTATGCTGGTCGTAAGCCATGGCCAATTGCAGGATATGCTAGTGCAAATGCTGTTATAGTAGACGGAGCACAACATTGGTTAGTTTGTGACGGCGATGTTGGTAGTGGTATGTCTATCAGTTTCGACCCCACAAAGAACTTACCAAGCTCAGGCAACGGTGGTGCTATTGTTACTAATGACGAACAATTATATTTGTTTGCCGCAACACATAGAGATAATAACAAGCCTGCATTCCACGATGTAGGGACTAATAGCAAGATGAGTGAACAAGATTGTGCTCAGATTATGGTTCGTGCAAAGTATATTGATGAGTGGCAAAAGCGTAGAGGTGATATAGCAAAGTACTGGTGTGATAAATTTAGTGAACTACCCCTAAGGTGCTTGTCAGATACTAAAGATCCTCACGCACATCAGAAGTTTGTAGTATACTTAGATGATAGAAACAGATTACAATCACATCTAAAAGAACACGGAATAGATAGTAAAGTTCATTATGAGTATGTATTGGGTGATTTACCTACAGGAAAGAATTTAACGAAGCCGGATTTATTGAGTACCAGTGTAATGCTAAGTCGGGGAGTATTGAGTTTACCTATGTATCCTGAATTGACCGATGCAGAAGTTGATTATGTAATTGATAAAGTTTATGAGTTTTATAAATAACTTATGAATATAATTCCCATAGCATCAGAAAAAGTAAGACCCACACTTCATAAAACTATTGAATGGTCTTTACATAATGTTTGTAATTATAATTGTTCTTTTTGTGGACCCGAACACAAGATAGGAGATAGAAGATGGAAATCGCTAGATACCTATAAAATGTATGTAGACAAATTACTTAATGCAACTGGTCCTAATCCTTGGTTTATATTGACAGGTGGTGAACCCACATTATTCCCTGAGTTTATTGAATTAATGTCTTACTTAAAAGCTAAAGGGGCTTATGTATGTTTAATCACTAATGGGAGCAGAACATTGAGATGGTGGAAAGAATGCAAAGATTCAAAAATTTTAGATTCATTGTATATTACATATCATCCCGAACAAACAACCAATTATAAACACGTAGCAGAAGTTTTAAATCTATTCCACGATGAACCTACAAAAACTAATTGTTTTATAACACATACAAATACACATACTACTATGGATTTGGTAATGGAATCACTCGGTTTTTTACTAGAAAATACAGCCAGTAAAATTGAAATCAAGCATATGAATTCCCCTGATCATTACGATATAAAGTTAAACCTGACAGACTCACAGATAGAATATATCAAAAAATCATATTTTGGCAAAAAATTAAATAAAACCCAATCAGATATACCATTAGAAAATCAATATGAAAATAAAATTGCTATCACATACGATAATGATACGGTTGAAGTGTTTAGTGGAGCACAAGAATTAATTAAACAAAATCAAAATCATTTTTTAAATTGGATGTGTAATGTTAATAATGATGTATTGACCGTGGAAAATAATTTGTGTAGACGAGGACAAATGGATTGCAAGATATCCGGCATAGTCGCTGATTTAGATATAGATGAGGTATCATTTATTGATGAATATGTAAAATGCCCATATGAATCTTGTTATTGTTCTGGTAATTTATATACTAAGAAATATAAAAATTGATACTGTTCCTTTAATAATTAATTACGATACGTTGGTTTTTTGTTTCAAAAAATTCTCCACCACAAGTACAAGTTTTTATGTTACACAATACTGGTTTAGTTGATGGAGTAAAATCATCTAAAATAGATGCTATTGGTCCACCAACTTTACACACTCCTCGATATACGGTATCAACTAATATTACCAGTCTGTCTATACCTATAGAGCATTCCCAACCTAAAAATTTGTTTTGATTATTGATAAAAATAAGTTGAGGGTCTTTTATAAGTTCGTCAGTCCCATCATTGTAATATAGTTTACCGTGATGTTTGAACTCTTTATTATGTTTCTTTTTTGTACTAGCTAATTTTCCATGTTTAACACGGGTAGTTTGTAATATTTGTTCTTGTGAAGAACTATATTTGTTCAAAATAGGTCCGTGTATTTTCTTCAAATGACATTCTATCCCTACTCTGTCAGATATATACTCAAATTTTTCTTGTATTGAATCAAAGTCAACATCGGTGCTTGTAAAAAATATCAATCCTTCTATCTCTTTGTGTTGAATAGCGTTTGTTACTTCAATAAATTTGTCAACATCTTTGACCTGACTATAATGAAAAGTATATAATATATTATCTACTACTGGATCTTCTAAAAACTCATTCCACCATCTTAACGTTCTACTACCATTAGTTATGAGTCTTATAAAATGCTCAGAATTTTTCTTCTTTATGTAAGATAACAGTTCGTATAATTCTGGATATAGAGTAGGCTCTCCACCGGTAAAATTGAACAGTATTTTTTCTCCGGAATACATATCACATAATTTGTCTACAACTGCCTTATTTGTAGCTATATCAACGAACGGTAAACTACCGTTTTTTTCTAGTGGGTAGCAGTATGCACAATCATAGTTACACACATTACCTAATTTCCAATCAATTTTTTTAAAAGGAGTAGTTTTTACAGATTCTATTTTTATCAGTTTTTTCATTGTTATATTATTTATTCGTATAAATAAGTGTATGTGGATATTATCAATACTACCCGAAGCCGCAATACATACAATCTTTGGATTGGGTATTTTGGGCACAATAGCAGGATTCGTCCTAGGATTCATTCCTTTTGTCAAAACTTATAAACTAGCAATACAAGTCATTAGTTTACTTGTGCTAGTCTTGGGTGTCTATCTTGAGGGCGGCTTAGCCGACTATAAAGAATGGGAACTTAGAGTTAAAGAGATGGAAGCCAAAGTAGCACAAGCTGAAGCAAAATCAGCTACTACGAATGTAGAGATCCAAGAAAAAGTCGTAGAAAAGACTAAAATCATCCGTGAAAAGGGTCGTGACATTATCAAGTACATTGATAAAGAAGTCATTAAGAAAGAAGAAGTTATCAAGTATATTGAAAACTGTCCTGTACCTAAAGAGTTCATAGACTTACACAATCAAGCCGCTGAATTGAACAAAGGAGCAACAAAATGAGATATCTCTTAATTGCTCTATTATTAGCCGGCTGTTCTACGACAGTTCCTGTAGTTCAAAAGTTTCCTAATGCTACTCCTGAATTAATGAAGAAGTGTGAAGACCTCAAAAAGATTGAGGGTGATAAAGTAGCTATTACTGAAATGATGAAGGTAGTTGTTCATAACTATTCATTGTATTGGGAATGCAGTGCAAAAGTAGATGGATGGCAAGATTGGTACAATGCACAAAAGAAAATCTATGATAACATTGCAAAATAGTAGCATATTATTAGCATTATGTTTATTGACAGGTTGTGCAACAGTAGACAACTATCCAGTCTATGTAGAAGCACAGAAGTCATTAAGTAGAGATGCTACTGTAGCAGAAGCCGCACGTATAGCAGCCTTAACTGAGATGGTTAAGAGTTCAGACAACGAAGTGAAGATACAAGCTATCAAAGCACTACAAGAAATCCAACGTAGTAAACGTCAAGTTATCATCCAGCAACCCAAAGGTATGTTTGGAAACTGATAAATACATTATAGTCTAGGAATTATAATGACACAAAAAGTTATCAACGTAAGTAGTTTACCTCAAATTACTCCGGAAATTGTAAATGCGTCAGCTATTACAACATTGGAGGTAGTAGAGCCACAGTTATTCACATTCTCAACAACTGACGGCCCATACGGAGCACAAGAGTATATCAATATTGGTGCAACTCCCAACGATGGTTTAGGTGATCCATTACGTGTAGCATTTGGAAAAATTAATAATAACTTTAGTAATCTATTCTTTACTACAGTAAACACTAGCAATACTTATACAAGCGGAGTAACTCAGGGTCAAGTTATCTATGAATACCCTGCAAATAGATTTACGCAAGGTATGTTCCAAATTCGTTCTAGTGATCCAGGAACACCCGATAGTCAAGATATTACTATTTCAGCACAGCTTACAAATAACAATGACGCAGTAAAATTCACTGGTTATGCTATGACCTTTGCGGGTAACGCATTGACTAGATACAATATGGATGTAAGTAGTGGGAATGTTAGAATTTTAGCTAACCCAATTGCCAATGCATATATATTACACTTTATCGCATCACAAGTAACATTTCTCGGTGATCCTGTCCCGGGTGTTGATATTGCTCTTAATGGATATGCTAATTCTGTCATGGGTACAGAAAATAATGATATCATAACAACCGAAAATTAAATGAGAGCAAAAGAATTTATAACTGAGCAAAGTGATTTGCCTGACAGGATTACTAAACCTATGCCCTCTACTTGGGTTATACCAGAATTACAAAATCAAAATGCATATTTGCAATATAGGTTTGCTGTAGCATTGGCAGGTGCAAAGGCCGCACGTAATGGTGATATACCTAGAATGGATAAGGATTCTGTTTGGGGAGAAAATCAATTAGTTTCTGGTTACATGAATCCAGGTGTAGCCGATGATATTGATTTTGCTTTAGGTGAAATGGGTCTTAAGGGTAGTAAAGTATTAGTTACAAGTAAAGATAGTGAAGAAACATCTGACACCGGTATAGCTAGCCCTTTAAAAGGCTTTAAGGGATACAAGAGAAGATGAGAGCAAATGAATTTATATCCGAAGCCAAGGTTGGTAAAATAACTAAACATCAACAACAATCTACCCGCGGCTTAAATATTTTTTCAAAGAAAATAGACAGCTATGATAGACAATATGATTTAAATCGTTTAATGATGGCTGTGGCAAGTAGTGACGGGATAAACCCAATCGATATGCCTGCAGAAAGTTGGGTAGGTAAACACAACACTGCACATCCTTATACTAAAGAAGAACAAGCTATGCTTAAATTAGCATATAAAGCTGCCGGTTTAGAATATAAAGATTTAAATCAAGGTGATATGGATAGTGAAGAACTGTCATCTACTAACACCCAAAGTATTGTAAAACCTTTTAAGGGCTATAAAAAATAATTTCACCATCAGTATTGAGAATAAGTAAGTGTATAATTTATAGGATTCTCAATGATTGATATCAACAACACACTAGACTTAATCAAGTTAAAATTTTACAACGAATGGCTATATACTGCCCACATTTATGATGAGGGAAATAGTCAAATGCACGAAAATCTCACTAAAGAGATGATTACAAAATATGTTGATCCACTCAATTTACCTAAAAATGCTAAAATCTTAGATTTAGGATGCGGTCCGGGTTATTTCTTAGATGGAATGAAAGAACGTGGTTATACTAATGTGACTGGAGTTACATTAAGCCCAGGAGACATTGCACTGTGTGAAAGTAAAGGTCATACAATTGCAAAATATGATTTGAGTTTTATCCCGCAAAAAGACGGATACTACGATGAGAGTGTTGACTTCATTTTCTTACGTCACGCCCTAGAACACAGTCCATATCCTATCTTTAGTTTAATGGAATACAATCGTCTATTGAAACAAGGCGGCAAACTTTACATTGAAGTTCCTGCTCCCGACTGTGACCGTAAACACGAATGGAATCTAAATCATTATAGTATTCTAGGTCAAAATCAATTAGCGGCATTAATCACACGTTGTGGATTTGATATTAATGTATTCAATAACTTAGAGTTTGATATTCAGGGTAAGAATGAACAGGGTGAAGATTACACAGCTAGAGAGAAGTTCTACTGTATTATGGTCACTAAACAAAGACCGTTAGATATCAAATAAGAAAAACGGCTCTGCCGTTTTTTTACGGATATAAATACTCACTATGAGTAATGCACCATCACTAGTAAAGAATCCTTACACTAAAACAGTTTTTAAAACTGATAAAGAACTACAGGATTTTATCAAATGCTGTGACCCAGATACAGGTTATCTATATTTTATGGATAACTTCTTTATGATACAACATCCTACTAAAGGTAGTATGGTCTATCATCCTTGGCCCTATCAAAAACGACTGATTGAAACATATCACAACTATCGTTACTCTATTAGTTTAATGCCTCGACAATCAGGTAAATCAACATCAGCCGCAGGATATCTACTTTGGTACGCAATGTTTGTACCTGATAGTACTATTTTAGTTGCGGCACATAAGTATACTGGTGCTCAGGAGATTATGCAACGTATTCGTTATGCATACGAGAACTGTCCCGATCATATTAAAGCAGGTGTTACAACATACAACAAAGGATCATTGGACTTTGAGAACGGTAGTCGTATAGTAAGTGCAACAACTACTGAAAATACAGGTCGTGGTATGTCTATTACACTATTATACTTAGATGAGTTTGCATTCGTTAGACCAAGTATCGCTAAAGAATTCTGGACAGCTATTACACCTACATTATCAACCGGTGGTAAAGCTATTATCACAAGCACACCAAACAGTGACGAGGATCAATTTGCGTTCATTTGGAAAGGTGCCAACAAAACTGAAGATGATTTTGGTAACACTACTGAAGTAGGAGTTAACGGATTCAGAGCGTACAGAGCGCATTGGAGTGAACAGCCAGGCAGAGATGATAAGTGGGCTGCCGAAATGAAGTCACAGCTTGGTGAGGATCGTTTCAACCGAGAGATTGGTTGTGAGTTCATTATTGCTGATGAGACATTGATTAATCCAAATACATTAATTGCAATGGAAGGCATTGAGCCTGTCAGTCGCATAGGACAAGTTCGTTGGTATAAGAAACCTACAAAAGGCAATATTTATTGTGTAGGATTAGATCCAAGTCTTGGTACAGGTGGTGACCCGTCAGCTATTCAAATCTTTGAAGCAAATACTACTACTCAAGTAGGTGAATGGAAACATAATAAAACAGATATTCCTAGTCAGATTAAATTATTAGCACAAATTAACAAACATATAGCTGAGTGCACCAATGAACCCAACAACATCTATTACAGTATTGAATGTAATGGAATCGGAGAAGCCGCTATCGTATCATTAAACGAATATGGTGAATCAAACATTCCAGGTATCTTTATCAGCGAAGTAGGTAAAGGTCGTAGGGGATTCAATACAACTAACAAAAGCAAACTAGCAAGTTGCGCTAAGTTCAAAACATTAGTTGAGAGCAAGAAAATGACTGTAAATAGTCGTAGTCTTATCAGTGAATTAAAAGCGTTTGTAGCACACGGTGGTAGTTATGCCGCTAAAATAGGTGATACCGATGACTTGATTATGGCTAGCTTATTAGTTACACGTATGCTACAGCAATTAAGTGACTTTCATTATGATTTAGAGAACCAAATCAGAGACCACAATGAAGTTATAATGCCATTGCCCTTCTATGCTGTTATGGGTTAAAGTTAGATAAATACATTATGCCAAAAAATTCAGAATCATTAAACCGCTCGTTATTCGAACTTTTACAAAGTAAAGGATTCGATCCTACTATGCTTGACACCTCAGGTAAGGAAATTCCTACCCCTGAAGAAGCAGAAGTATTTCAATTCAACTTCATCAAAGACGGAGAAGATTACGGTAAAGTAACTATCTCTATTGACGGAATGCACAAATTATGTATATACTATAGTGATGAGGTAGCTGATAGTGAAAAAGAAGAAACTCACGGGGAAGATGAGTCTTGGTATAAAGTTTTAAATCAATTGAAGCGTTTTTCTCAAAAATATCAATTGAGTTTTGAGTTAAAGAATGTTGACCATTTGAAACACGATATGGCAAAAAGGGAATATATGAAAAAGCAAGAAAGAATATCTGAAGGTTATTACCCAATGGGTAAAAAGGCAAGCTACAATGACGCTGTGCCAAATGTAAAGATTGTAATACAGCACACTCGCCAAATTGAAGAAGGTGAGCAACGTTATCGTAATATTGCTAAAATCTTTTTAGAGAATAGTGAAGGTGAAAGATTCTTAGCTCCAACTATTAAGCCAGGTGTCGCTAGAGTATATGGTCGATTAATTGCTGAAGGTGATAAGCCGCACGGTGAACGTTGGAATCACGTTACTAGTTTGGTAGAAGAATATCAAAAGATGGGTGCATTTGTTCGTGCCACACGTAATGGTCAATTCAATGAATCTGCACAACGTTTAGTAAATGAAGGTATCAATCACTATCAAGGTCTACGTGAAACATTAAGTAGAATGACTGGTCATCGTGGTTACAATACTTACTTTGAAAGCTGGACACCGTCATTGATGGAAGACGAAGTTGAAGAAAACAACTTAAATGAGTTATTTGTACAAGAGACATTAGATCCACGTATTGAAAGTGTAATGCCAATATTGAATAAGCTACAAAAGAAAGTAGCAGAGATGAAAGAAGTCGGTGAATTAAGTGAATGGGCAGATAGTTTAACAGAAGCCCCTGGTGCTGAAACACTTGGACACAATGTTAGAACAGATGCTAAGAATTTAAAAGCATTTGATTTGGAAGAATCGGAAGATGATATTGACGATCCAGTAGTAAGTGCAATAACTCGCCGTATCATACGTCAACATCCTGAATTATTAAAGCACGGTCCTGATAAAGTATTGGCTGCTATTGCCGATGTTGCAGATTTTGTAGGTGACGTTGAAGAAATTGGTTCAAGTGATGTAAGCGGTTGGGTAAAACAAGTAGAGCGTTCATTGGGTAGTATGGATGAAGGTATATTGGACACCGTTAAAAAAGCTGGAAGTAAAGTATTTGATAAATTGGGCGGCGGCAATGAAGAAGACCTAATTAGAAAACTACAAAAAGATGCAGGTGTAACACCAACTGGCAAGAAGCCTGAGTTTGATGTTAAAGCAAAAGAATTAGCAAGAAGTAATCCTAGTGACCCAGGCGGCAACTTTATGAAGGGTGGAAAAGATTTAGGTATCTTTAAAGAAGAAGATATGGATGAGGCTAGAGTATTTGGTTATGATATCAAGCGAGTACCTGATTTAAAAGTATCATATGATGATGCACAAGAACTTAAAAATCAATTAGGTATGTTACAAAAAGTAATGGCGTATGCTACTCCGGACGATATGAGTCCTAAAACACGCAGCCAAGTAAAAGATATATATTTTAAGATTACTAAAATATTACAACAAAACGGTTTACAAGAATCTGATTTAATGAGTACAGATGAAGGTATGTTTGATAAAGTTAAGGATGCTGTTAAGACTTTTGGTGGTAAAGTATTAGATAAATTGGGTCATGGTAGTGATGAAGAACTATTGAAAAAGATACAAAAAG